TCAACTCCTGTCAGCGGCTTTTTTCGATTCGAACGACCGGGATTCAGAAGCAGCCGGCACACTCGAGGAGTGGCCCCGCTGCAACGAATCGGTCAACCCCGCGGCGTCCAAGACGCTAAGAACCGACGAAGATGCTTGCGGCTCGGAATCCGCGGGGTTGACCGGAATGTTGTAAACAGGGTGAGCATCTTCGTCGTGGACATCATGCCCATCGACCACTCCGGTTGTCAAGTCGGAATTTTTTACAAGAACCGGATTGTGCATAACTTTCGGCGCAAGGGGGCAAAGTCTGAGGATCGCCGCCCGCTGGTCCTCCATGCTCGGGTCGAAGTACCGCATGTTGACGCCGCCTTTGTGCCGCATCAAGAAATCGACCATCAAGCCGTCGACTCCCGAACGCCGCATCTCAGTCGAAAAGAACTTGCGGGCTGAGCGCGGCGCGTAGCTGCGCCCACGGTCGTCGTGCTTGTCGATCTTCGCCCGCTGGGCGTCCTTGTTGAACGCACTACTCACGATCGGGAACACGAATGAGCCGTCGAGATCCGGCGACACCGGCCGCTTTACCGGAGGCACCTTTTTCTTGCGTCGGTTGTTGTGGACAACTACGACCGGGGTTTCCTTCGCCAGTTCCCGCATCGCTTCCCGGTGCATTTTCAGGAGCTTCACGAGCTCGGGATGCAGAATGACGTCCTGCTCTTTGCGGTTCTTCTGAATGTCTTTGGTCCAGTGAATGTGGGCGATTTTGTGGTCGAGCCGCATGTGCCGCTTCCATTCGAGCTTCGCGGCCTCGCCCGGCCGAAGCCCTCCGAGGAACATGATCAGCTGCTGGAGCGGGCGGTTCGAGCGGCGGTATCCGCAGGTGAACTCGCGGGCGCACGCGGCCATGAGCTGGCGTTCTGCCTCCTCGCGCGTTGCTGCACGCACGCCGGGCCCGCCGTCATCCGGGCAGGTCGGGACGTCGTCGAGCATGCCTTTGGGGTTGAATCCGCGGCGTGCCAGGAACTCGGAGAAGCCTCGAACGATGGTGACCGCGCGGTTGACGCTCTTGCCGATCCACTCGCTATTTGCTCGTTTCTTGGCGGCGATCAGCTCCATCGACGTGGAGCAGATGTCGTCCGGGCTCGTCCAGCTGCCGAGCTCGATGCACTCAAGCAGCAGCATCTTGTACGAGTAGGCGGTGCCGGGCTTACGCCCGAACGTCAGAAGCACGGCGGCGTACTCCTCAACGAGCGCGGGCAGTCCGCCTGGTGCCGCGTCAATGCGGCCGGCGATAACGGATTCGGGATGCGCGTCCTGCGCCCCCCTGCTCGTCGGTGCAAGGGTCGGCATACGAACCACGGTACCTGAGCGGCCTCCGCGATCCAAACGAATTTGTGCACCACCGCGAGGATCAACCTCGACAGTTATCGTGATGCGCACGACATCGCCGGACGGAAACGGATACGTATCCATCACCCTGCCCCGGAATTTCCCCGCCACAAAGTTGTGGATTCCCAACGCCGTGTGTGATGCGCCGCAATGGGCTAGGTAGTTCACCCTGTCTTAACATTTTTTTAGACATGGCTTTGGGCGCGTCCAGAGGCCGCTCGCGGCAAAAGAATGTCCCAATTTGGGACACGTGCGGTATGCCGGTTGGCGATCTTGGGAGGCCGTGAAGCCACAGGAGATCATCCGTTTCATCAACAAGCAGTGCGTGCTCCAGGAGCTGACGCAGTTCGACTTGGTGGCACGGACCGGTTATCCCAGAGCGAATCTGAGCAGGTGGTTCAGCGGCAGGCGCGGAATGAAGCTCGACCAGGTGTCCCGAGTGCTCGGGGCCATGGGGTACGAGCTGGACATCCGGAGCCTCGCCCATGGCAAACCCAAGCGTCTCAAAGCCACTCCGAAAGCACCTCGTGCCGATCGGCAGCCTGTCCGCCGACCCGGCAAACGCAAGGCTTCATGATCAGCGGTCGATCGATGCGATCGCGAACAGCCTGAAGCGGTTCGGGCAGCAGAAACCCATCGTGTGCGATGCCGCAGGCGTGACCGTCGCGGGCGCCGGCCTCTTGGCTGCCGCCGTGCAACTCGGCTGGACACATGTCGCCGCCGTTCGCTCTCAGCTCGTCGGTGCCGAGCGTGTCGCCTACGGGATCGCCGATAACCGAACCGCCGAACTCTCGACATGGGATGACGACGCGCTCCGCGCGTTGGTCGGCTCGATGCCTGAAGACATGGCCGCGGCATCTGGCTACACCCAGGACGAGCTCCAGCAGCTTCTTGCCGGCGACGAGGGAGGCGGCGTGCACCAGGACGAGATCCCGGAGCCGGCGAAGGTCGCTGTCTCGAAGCTGGGCGACGTGTGGATCCTCGGCAAGCACCGACTGATGTGCGGCGACTGCACCGAGCCGGCGGACGTTGCAGCGCTCATGCAGCGCGAGAAAGCCGCGCTCTTCGCGACCGATCCGCCGTACCTGGTCGACTACGACGGCACGAACCATCCGCAGTCGTTCACCAGCGGCAAGAGCAAGGACTGGTCACAGACGTACGGCACCACCTGGGACGACGCCGACGGCAACACCGATCTCTACGACCGGTTCATCGCGGCTGCGGCTCCACACCTCCGCGAGAATGCCCCGTGGTATTGCTGGCACGCGAGCCGTCGGCAGGCGATGCTCGAGGCGGCATGGGTGAAGGCTGGCGCCTTCGTGCACTGCCAGATCATCTGGGCGAAGAACAGACCCATTCTGACACGCACCTGGTATCTCTGGCAGCACGAACCGTGCCTGATGGGCTGGATCAAGAGCAAGAAACCCAAGTCCATCGCAGGTGTTGATCGGCAATCGACGGTCTGGAGTGTCGACACGATTCCCAACGGAGACGATCGGCCTGATCACCCGACACCAAAGCCGATTGAGCTGTTCGCGATCCCGATGCAGCAGCACACGCTGATCGGTGAGATCTGCTTCGAACCTTTCAGCGGATCCGGCACGCAGATCATCGCCGCAGAGCAGCTGGGCCGGCGCTGCTTCGCCATCGACATACAGCCGCTGTACATCGACGTGGCCGTGCGGCGATGGGAAGCGCTCACGGGTAAGCAGGCCGTTCTGGAGGGAACGAAGCGAACATGGGCACAGGTTGCCAAGGCCCGCGGTGTGGCGTTGGATCGTGCATGCCCACAGCGCCCAAGCGTCCCTGCCGAAAGCCCGGCTGCCGAAACCTCACCGACAAAGGCTGGTGCGAGGCCCACTTCCAAGAGAACAAGCCGAAAGCCTGGGCGAGCACAGAAGGCTCGGCGCACTCGCGGGGATACGGCACGGTCTGGAGGAAGGTCCGCCGCCTGATCCTGAATCGCGATCCGATCTGCATGGTGTGCCGGCGGAATGCGTCGACGGCCGTCGATCACATCGTGCCCAAGGCGCAGGGCGGTCAAGACACCGACGACAACCTGCAGGGCATCTGCGGCGATTGTCACTCGGAGAAGACGGCGAAGGAATCCGCTGCAGCTCGGAAGGTATGAAGGTATAAGACATTCATACCAAGCGGCCTACTGGGTAACTCGGTATGGCTCGATGAGTACATCGTCTTGAGCAGAGCAGCTGATCCGAACGTTGCCCATGACGTCGCAGAAAGCCGTCGGGATCGGCCCGATCGACTTCACCTCGCCAGGCGCGACCGTGACGCTCATGTCGTCAACAGCCTGGGCCGGGAAGATCCGATCCGCAGGTCGGAGTCGCATTTGAGCGACGGCGCTGGCAGTCACGGAGGAATCCGAATTGTTCGTCACGCGCACCATCAGATCGCCGCCGTGGTTTCTGAAGTTGTCACCCGTTGAGCTGGGGTTGACGACGACCGGCGCACCCCCGCTGAATGTGGGAGTCGTCGCCACCGAGACGGGTTCGCTGAGGGTGGCTTTCCACTCGTCCCATGCGGTGAAGAGCGCGGCCTGCTGGTTGTCGAAGCTGAACCAGTGGAAGCTGTGAACGCCGTGATCGTTCAGGAACGACCAGAGGGCCTTCACCCATTCCCAATCGCCGTGATCGGCCGTGTTCACCCCGACGTTCTTGCGGCGGAAGACAGCCCGGATAGGGAGGTCCGGGTCGCACAGAGCCAGGCGGCGCTCTACCTCGGCCAGGCCGGCGCTGATGTTGAATGTCGGCGCACTCCCCTGCGTGATGCGGCAGTTGAGCATCTGGTCGGCATACCCGAAGTTGTCAAAGCGCTTGATCTCTTCCTCGTCGAACTTGGGCGTGCCCTTGATGGAGTGGTAGTTGGCCGACTCGATCTCGTAGCCGAAGACTGTGGTCCAGACATCGATGAACGAACGCTTCTGGGCGTCGAACAGCAGCTCCTGGCCGAAGGCGTTGAGCTCGTTCCGGAACGTCGCGTACGCGGGATCTGACTCGAGGCCGGGCGGCAGCGGAGTCGAGCCGTTGTAGACGCCTTGCGAGATCCATCGCAGCCAGCGTTCCTTAAACGTGCGCCGCACCCACGAGCCGTTCACCTTCTCCTGCCAGCAGAGCTCGTTCGCGAAGCGATCGAGGTCCCCGTCATCTGCAGCGTTGCGGATGTGGTTCTTGATGTTGACGCGGTGGACGTAGGTGCTCGCCGGCCACACAGGGATCGCAACGCCCAGCAGGTTTGTCGGATCTCCGGCGTTGTAGTCGGGGAAGGAGGTGATGTTGCCGTTGGTGCCGCGGTTGACGGCCGACACCTGGTTGAAGTGCTTGGGCCGCATCCCGTCTTCGTTGTCGTCGATGAACTTTGCATGCGGTGCGAGCTGGAAGGTGCCCGAGTTGTGCAGCGTGAAGTTCTCGCACAGGCTCTTGAGCGTCGTCAGGCATCGGAGGAAGAACGCGGAGGACTTCGCCACGGAGTTGTCGTGGTAAGGGCTGAAGCGGGCCCAGGGCGCGTTCGCCAGCGTCATGAGCGACTGGCCACCGCATGTCGTTTCCATCAGTGCCGGCTGCGTGCCGCTGATGGCGTCCGCAAGATCGAACTGCCAGGGGTTGACGTCCGACCCATCGACCTGCTTCGTGTAGCCCGCACCCTTGATGTAGAGCAATCCCGAGCGCGTGCCTCCCGCATATTCACCGGCACCCAGATGGGCGCCACGGAAGTGCATGTTGATCGCGATGCACTTCGCCACGTGATCGGCGTACGTGTCCAGGTCTCCCTGGGTCGGGCTTGCGGGCGGACCGTCGTAGTTCGGTGCGGTGTAGCCGAAAGCGTTGGGCGTGCCCTTGCCGCCGGGCACGTCGTTGTAAAGGAAGTCCTGGCTGGCAGCAGTCTGGACGAGGACGTCCGGACGTCGCAGGTTCAAGTCGCCTTTATCGAAGGTGTCGAAGAGGACGAGGTGGGGATTGGACCGCGATGGGGGCGCGCGGTGGATCGGGCCATAGCTTGGCATACGCGCCTCCGAATCGAACCTGCCGCAATCACACAGCGACGCGGTAGGACTCGACTGTCACGCTGGTGACTGCCGAGCAGACCAGGGTGACCTTCCCATTAACGTCGTTGAACGCAGGAGGGATCGGGCCGATGACCTTGGTCGCACCGTTGGCGATCGCCACCACGTTGTTCGAGATGGTGGACGGAGGGAAGACACCATCGCCGGGGCGCGTGGTCTGCTGGGCTGTGAGCGTGGCGTTGATGCTGCTGCCGCTGCCGTTGGTGATGCGCAGCATCAGATCGCCGCGCGGGTTGTCGAAGGTGTCACCGGTCGTGGCCGTTGGGGCGCTCGAGGTGGGAACGACGCCGGTGATCAAGGGAGTGGTCGGAGAGATGTTGGCCATTGCGCTGCTCCTTTGGGGTTCAGAGCGAGACTAGCGCAAAGTGCAGGCTCGGCAAGCGCGTGGCAACACGGGCCAACGTGGCGGGCGTGGGCACGACGTGACGCGACGGAATGGAAACGGCGACCGAACGCGCGACCCCCCCAGAACGCTCAGAAAGGCCCTGTTTTGGGCCAAAAACGGGCCGTTTTCAGCCCAAAAACGAGGGTGGGGGGAGGGGGGGTCGGATCTCTGGCATCCTGCGCCAGGACCGTATTTGGCCCCGTCATTTTTTCGGTCGCAGGTTTTGGGGGGAGGGGGGGGACTGCTGCAACACGTTACCTCGGCGTGCGCGCCGCGTCAACTTCGCAGATTTCTGCGGGAAAAACGGGCTAGTCTCGCTCGATGGGATTGCGCGGACCCAAGCCACAGTCGACGGCAACGAAAATCGCAGCCGGAAATCCGGGGCGTCGTCGTCTCAATGAAGACGAGCCGATCCCGCCGCCAGGTGAGGTGCTCGCGCCCTCATGGATGAGCGAGCAGGCGAAGCGAATCTGGGCGGCGTCCGCTCCGGTGCTCTCGGCGATGAAAGTTCTCACGACGGCTGACGTTCTTTTCTTCGCTCGCTACTGCGAGACGTTCGCGCGGTGGCTTGAGCTGCAGGATTTCCTGATGCGGAAGGGCGCGAAGGGAACGACGTACGCAACGCGCGACGAGAAGGGGAAGGTGCGATACGTGCACGAGCTGCCGCAGGCCGCCGAGTTTCGCCGTCTCTCGGAGATCCTCATCCGAATGGAGGATCGCTTCGGCATGAATCCGTCCGCGCGTTCGCGGATCCGCATCGAAGGCATCGGCGCCGCGGCGCCCGCGCAGCTCACCGAGGACCAGATGCGCGACAAGGAGACCATGGACTTTTTCGCGGGAGGTGGACCGATGCCTCCGCGCTTAGTCTCTGGAAGCAGTGGCGCAGCAGAAGAAAAAACCAAAGCCCCGCGTCAAGACGGCCGTCGAGCGCGTCCAGCGTCTGCTTGATTTCGGACAGCAGGGATCCGAAGTCGATCTTGAGTTCGATCGCCGCCTCGAGCGAGAGGGCTATTGGTTCGAGCGGAGGCTCGCCGATCGCGTGCAGTTTTTCTTCGAGAGGTTTCTCTGCCACGGCAAGGGTGAATTGCGAGGGACCGCGCTCCGCCTTGAGCCCTGGCAGCTCCGAAATCTGCGGCGGGTTTTCGGCTGGTGTCGCCCCGACGGCACGCGTCGATACCGTCGCTTCGATTTGTGGGTGCCGAGGAAGAACGGCAAGAGCACGCTTGCCGCGGGCACCGGTCTGTATCTCCTCACAGGCGATGGCGAGCCGGGCGCTCGCGTGTATGCGCTGGCCGGCAACGAGGACCAGGCGACCGAGGTCTTCGGCGAAGCCAAGGACATGTGCAATCAAGCTCCGGTGCTGGCGCGGATGTGCAACGTCTACACGAGCTCCATCTTCGAGCCGCTGAAGGCGAGCCGGTTCGAGGTCTGCTCATCGAAGCCGGACACCAAGCACGGCTTCAACCCCAGCGGCACGGTCTGCGACGAGATCCACGTATGGCCGAATCGAGATCTGTTCGACGTGTTTGCGACGGCCGTCATCGCGCGGCGGCAGCCGCTCATGCACGTGATCTCGACGGCCGGCAACGACATCGAATCGTTCGGGCATCGAATGTTTGAGACCGCCGTGCAGGCGCAGGAGGGCGTGCTCCAGGATCCGGAATACCACTCCTCGGTGTTCGCGGCGAAGCCGACCGACGACATCGAGGATCCGGCGACGTGGGCGAAGGCGAATCCGAATATCGGGGTGTCCGTCAAGCTCGACGGCCTGAAGACTCTCTGGAAAGAGACCATCCGCGATCCGAGTTTCTTGCCGACGTTTAAGCGGCTGCACCTGAACCTGTGGTCACAAGAGGCGGAAGCCTGGCTGTCGATCGACGCCTGGAACGCGTGCGCGAAGAAGAAGCGGGGCCTCGAAAAGTTCCGCGGCAGGTCCTGTTATGCGGGCTTGGATCTGTCGTCGAACACGGATCTCACCACGCTTCAGCTCACCTTTCCCTGCCCCGACGAGAGCTTCGATGTGCTGTCTTTTTTCTGGTGCCCAGAGGTCCAGGCGGAGCAAAGGGCCAAGCGAGACCGGGTTCCGTACCCGCTTTGGATCGAACAGAAGTGGGTCGAGTCGACGCCCGGCAACGTCATCGATTACAAGTTCATCGTGCGGAAGCTGGTGTGGTTGCGGGACGAATGCGGCATCGACATCCTGCAGGTTGCGTACGACCGGTGGGGCGCGTCGAAGATCTCGCAGGATCTCCAGGACGAGCACGGCTTCACGATGGTCGAGTTCGGGCAGGGCTTCAAGTCGATGAGCGAGCCGGCCAAGCTGCTCGAGCGGCTGGTGCTGTCACGGAAGATCCGGCACGAGGGCAGTCCGGTCATGACCTGGAACGTTGCCAACGTTCGGGTGAAGCGCGACGACGCCGACAACGTCAAGCCGGTCAAGGAAGACTCCAAGAGCCGGCGTCGAATCGATGGTGTCGTCGCGCTTGTCATGGCCCTGGCTCGCGCTAGTCTCGGTGAAGGCGGCCCCAGCGTCTACGAAGAGCGAGGCATGATCGTCATATGAACGTCCGGTCACTGCTCAAAATCGTGGGACTTGGAAGCCGTTCTCGCCAGAGCGAGAGCGATCACGTGAGCAACGAGGCCGGATGGTGGGCCAAGCGGCTGGGCGGCGGGAGCCCGACGGGCATCACTGTCGACGCCGCAACCGCGAAGACAAGCTCGACCTACTGGGCTTGCTCGACGTCGATCTCGGCGGATGTTGCCAAGCTCCCGCTGAATCTCTATCAGCGAGGCGAGGACAATGCCCGTACGAAGGCCGTCAATCACCCGGCGTACAAGCTGCTCCTGCGGAAGCCAAATCCCGAGATGTCGGCGATGGTTTTCCGCGAGAAGCTTCAGGGCTGGGCGCTTGATTGGGGCAACGGCATGGCCGAGATCGAGCGTGCCAACGACGGCTCGCCCATCGCGCTCTGGCCGATGAAGCCTTGGCGCACGCAGATCCGTCGCCGCAACGACGCTCGCAAGACGCTGTACTACGAGTACAGAAACCCCAACGGGCAGGCCCGCGAACTCGATCCCGAGGACGTCTTCCACATCCGCGGCCCCACATTCGACGGCATCGTCGGCATCAACGTCGTCACGATGGCCGAGGTCAGCCTCGGTGGCGTGCTCGCGGCCGACCGTTTCACCGCCGCGTTCTATGGCAACCACGCCATGCCGGCGGCGATCCTGAAGCACCCGGGCAAGTTCAAGGACAAGAAGGCGATCGATTACATTCGCGAGAGCTGGGAGAAGCTCTTCAAAGGTGCCGACAACGCCGGGAAGATCGGCATTCTCGAAGAGGGCATGGAGGTCCAGCTGCTCACGATGCCGCTCGACAATGCCCAGTTCCTCGAGCAGCGGCAGTTCGGTGTCTCGGAAGTGTGCCGCTGGTTCAGGTTTCCGCCGCACAAGGCTGGCGATCTTTCCCGCGCGACGTTCAGCAACATTGAACACCAGGGCCTCGAGTACGTCGTCGATTGCCTCGGCGCGTGGCTAGTGCGCTGGGAGCAGGAGGCCGCCGCCAAGCTGCTCCGCGAGGATCAGCAGGAGACTCTGTACTACGAGCACCTCACGGACGCACTGCTCCGCGGCGACTTCAAGTCCCGTACCGAGGGCTATCAGAAGGCGCTCGACTCGGGCCATATGAACCTGGACGAGGTGCGGGCGAAAGAGAATCTGCCGCCGCTTCCGAACGGCGAGGGCAAGATCCATCGCGTGCCGCTCAACATGCAGACGGTGAAGAAGCTGATCGAGGACAAGCCAAAGCCCGAGCCCAAGCCGCCCACGATCGTGAAGTCCGATCCTCCGCTGTTGCCTCCGGGCAAGGACGAGAAGAAGTCCACGCGTGCGATCGTCGAGGCCTTCGTGCCGGCGTTCGACCAGGCGGCGCGCAACCTGCTCCGCATCGAGGCGGAGAAACTCCGACGCGCCGCAGCTCGTTCAAAGGTGCTGGAACACGCGGACGATTTCTACAAGACGCACGCCGAAGTCGTCCGGTCGCATGTCTTCCCGGCGGTCGAGGCCCTGGGCACGACGCTGAAGCTGCATCCGGATCATGGCTGGCGCACGTTTGACGCCGCGGGCTTCGTTCGCAAGCTGGCTGATCGGCATTGCGAGATCTCCGCGCGGCAGGCCTTGAGGGGCATTTCAGATCCGGAGGCCGTCGCGAAGACATGGACAGGCGACGAGGCGACGACCCGCGCCGAGCTCTTCGCCAAGGAAATCGCAGACGAACTCGATCGACAGACCGCCACGAGCGGAAAGGATGCGGCATGAGCACTCTCACCACCGGCGTTCAGCAGCGACTCTTCAAGTTCACCGAGCTGCGCGTCGCCGACATCGGCGGCAAGAAGATCCTCCAGGGCTACTCCGCGCTGTACGACAGCTGGAGTGAAACCCTCGGCGGGTACTTCCGCGAGATCATCCGGCCGGGCGCCTTCGCCAACGCGCTCCGCAACTCGGACGTCCGCTGCCTCTTCAATCACGATTCGAACGTGGTCCTCGGGCGATCAAAGCCCGGCACACTGAAGTTGATCGAGGACTCGCGCGGGCTCCGCATGGAGTGCGACCTGCCGAACACCCAGGCGGCAACCGATCTCCGCGAGTCGATCAACCGCGGCGACATCGACGGCCAGAGCTTCAGCTTCACCACGAAGCAGGACCGCTGGACGTTCAGCAACGATTCCAAGAAGCCCGCGGAGCGCGAGCTGCTCGAGGTCGAGGAACTCTTCGACGTCGGCCCGGTCACCTGGCCGGCGTATCCCGAGACGACCGTCGGCGTCCGTTGTCGCGAGGTCAACCGGGAGATCCTCGAGGCGGCTCGCCGGATGCACGATGCCAATCCTCAGCGGTTCGAGAACCACGTCCTGGCCGAGCTCGCGATCATCGAGGCCGAGGATTCGGCGGCGGCTTGACTCGGACGCGCGGACCGCTAGTTTGACTCCATCTCATTCGAGCAGGCGCTCGGGCGGGCGGTGGACCTTTGGTCGGCCGGGCCTGAACGCGACAGCGAAAAGGAAGTGCCTTTGGTGCTTCGGTCGCTCGCAACACGTGAAACCACGTGCCGGCGATCGACGTTGCTGCATTGCTCGACAGCATCTCGCTCCCGGCCGCACTGGGAATGAATCATGACCAAGGAACAGCGCGAGAAAATGGCCAAGGCGATCGCCGACGCACGCGCGATCAAGGAAAAGGCCGGCACCGCCAAGCGGGCTCTGACGGGCGAGGAGCTCGGTCAGATCGAAGGCCACCTCACTGAGTACAAGCGGATTGACAGTGAGCTGAAGGAGTCCGCCCGCGGCAAGCAGATCGACGACGACATCGAGGCAGCCGAAGCCGAGCTGTCGAGGTCGGCGGGCCGAAGCACCGAACCCGAAGCACCGGAAACACCATCTCGTGGTCGAGGCTCCGGCCGGGACGCCGGGCGCGGAAATGGCGGGGAGGGAACGCGCGAGCTTCGCTGGAAGACTCGCGGCGGCAACGAGCGGTGCATCACCTTCGACTCCCGCCACGACACCAGCGATTATGCACGGGATTACCACGGCGCGTACCTGCGTCACGGCAAGATCACAGACCTGCTCTCCCGCTGCGGTGAACCCCAGCGCCGAGAGGATCGTGACCTTCAGGCCGATTCGTATGCGGATGGCGGCGCCCTGCTCGCACCCACGGAGATGATCGCCGGGATCCTGAAGAAGGCCGACGACGCCGTCTACGTCCGTCAGTTCGCAACCGTCTTCCAGGTCAAGGCTTCTCAAAACCTCGGCCAGGTGTCGCTCGACGCCGATCCCGACGATGGGGAGTGGACCTCGGAACTGGGGACGGGCACGAACGACACCGCAACCAAGTTCGGTCGTCGTGAATTGAACCCGACGCCCTTGGCGAAGCGCATCAAGATCAGCAAGAAGCTGGTCCGCATGCTGCCCAGCCTGCCCTCGTTCATTGAGGGGCGTCTGGCGTACAAGTTCGGAACCACACTCGAGAAGAATCTTCTGCTCGGCGATGGTGCGAACAAGCCGCTCGGCCTCATGGTTGCCAGCAACAACGGCATCAGCACGAGCCGTGACGTCACGACCGGCAACACGGCCACGCAGCTCAAGCCGGACAACCTGATCGCCTGCAAGTACTTCCTGAAGGAGGCCTACCGGAAGAGTGCGCGGTGGATGATGCACCGCGACGTCGTCCTGCAGGTCGCGCTCATGAAGGACGGCAACGGTCAGTATCTCTGGCGTCAGGGACTCACGGCCGGCGACCCGGACACGATCCTCGCGCTGCCGGTGGCCGAGAGCGAGTACATGCCGAACACGCTCACGTCCGGAAAGTACACCCACCTATTGGGCGACTTGTCGTTCTACGTGATCGCGGAGGCCCTGCAGCTCGACATCCAGGTGCTGCTGGAGCTGTACGCGGAAACGGGCCAGATCGGCTACATCGGCCGCATGGAAGCTGACGGCATGCCCATGCTCGAGGAAGCGTTCGTCCGCGGCAAGCTCGGTTGATTCATCGTGCAGCGGTGCCGGTTTGTTACCGGCACCGCTGCTAACTCGCACAACTCGGAGAGTTCTCATGGAACTTCTCAGCCCGATTGACATGTTCGAATTTTCCCGCGTGATGAACGCGGTCGCCGCCGGGCAGACAGCCCAGACCAGTTCCAAGGTTGACGCTCGCGATGCCGATGGCGTCTGCTTCCTCGTCGCGTTCGGCACCATCACGGCCGGCGCCGTGACGAGCATCAAGATTCAGCAGTCCGACGACGATGGATCGACGGACGGCTACTCGGATCTCGCCGGCTCCAGCGTCAGTGTTCCTGACACGGCGAGCAACAAGATCGTTCCGTATGTTGTGAAACGTCCGTTGAAGGGTGACCTGAAGCTTGTCATCAGCCGCGGCACACAGAATGCCGTGATCGATGGAGTCACCGCGTTCAAATTCAATCTGCGAAAGGTTCCGGCGACCCAGCCGTCGACTGTCGCAGTGTCCAAGACGCTGGTCGGCCCTGCCGAAGGCACGGCCTGAGCAGTTTGAAGTTTTCTGATTCTCACCCTTGCCGCGCGGGAACGTGCGGCAAGGCTTTCGACAGACGACTCAACCCCACGGAGAATGAACATGGCCGGCGAAAATGCAAAGGTTCACAAGAGCCAGTCACCCGACATCATCACAGTCGAGAGCGGCGGAGCAGTCGACGTCAAGTCGGGCGGCAAGATCACCGCTGCCGGCACCCAGGCGGCCGCGATCGTCGCGCTCACAGACAACAGCACTGGTACGGCGTCAGACACGATCGCCTCGATCTCCGACACCGCCACGAAGAACGCGATCGCGTCCCTGGCTGCCAAGGTGAACGCGCTCAACACCGCCATCAAGGGGGTTGGGATCACAGCCTGAGTCCGCTGGTGCGGACTGGTGTTTCTCATTTCACGTAAGGAGCGGCGCGATGCGGATCGTCATGAAAACAAACTCGGCTGGCCCGGAGGGAACGCGATGGGCAGGCAAGGAGTACGACGTCCCGGATAAGGAGGCCAAGGAGCTGATCGACGGGAAGTACGCCGAGCCGGCGAAGAGCAAGAAGGTCGAGCGTGCAACCGCTGAGCCGGACGGCGAGGACGCGGACTCCGCGCCCGAAACCGAGACCAAGCCACACAGCCGGAAGTCCGACGACATCGAGAAGGCGACGACCAGGCGGAAATAGTCGTGGCATGTGCCGCGGCGAGAACCTGGCGGAGTACCGAATCGATGCTCGGCTGGCCCCAGTGTGAGCGCTCCGCCGGGTTCTTTGTTTTTCAGGAGCAGCGTTGAAGTTCGAAGTGACGACACAGCCAGCAGAAGAGCCCGTCACGCTGGCCGAGGCGAAGCTCCATCTCCGCGTCGACGGCACGGACGATGACACTCTGATCACCGGGTACATCGGGGCGGCTCGCTCCTGGGCAGAAGGCTTCCTCGGCCGCTCGATCGTGACGCAGACCCGCACGGTGTGGATGGATTCGTTCCCGACCGATCCGATTGAACTGCTCCACTCGCCCGTCCAGTCCGTCACGTTCGTGAAGTACTACGACGAGGACAACGTTCAGCAGACTCTGAGCGCGTCGGTGTACGAGGTCGACACCAAGGACATCCCGCCGCGGATCTACCTGGCGGACGGCCAGAGCTGGCCGGCGACGTGGAACAAACGCAACGCCGTACAGATCGAGTTCGTTGCCGGGTACGGCTTGCCGTCGACGGGGATGCCGGTTCCGATACCCAAAGAGATCCCGCTGGCCATCAAGCATCTGGTCGCGACTTGGTACGCAACCCGCGAATCCGTCGTGACCGGCACCATCGTTTCCCAAGTTCCGCAGACCTGCGAGGCGCTCCTGTGGCCGCTGCGGATCGTGCCCTTGGGGTAAGGAGCAACCATGCCCGCGACCGACAATTTCAAGAGCAACTCAACCGGCCTCAGCTCGCCGCTCACGCGGGCCGTCGCTGTCACGCCCAACGACTCCACCGACCTGACCAACGTAAGCCGCGCGATCTACGTCGGCGGAGCCGGCGATCTCGAGGTGATCACCAGCGGCGGCGACACGGTCACCTTTGTGGGCGTGGCTGCCGGCAGCGTGCTCCCGATCCGCGTGTCGCGCGTTAAGGAGGCGAACACCAGCGCCACCGACATCCTCGCCCTGGAGTGAGTCATGCGCGCGGGCACACTCGATCGACGCATCACGCTCATGAAGCCGACGTCGACACAAGACACGTACGGCGCGATGGTCGATTCCTTCGCGAGCGAAGGTACGGTGTGGGCCAACGTCAAGCAACTCGATGCCGGTGAGGCCTCCCGGGACGATCAGCACACCGCCAAGAAAACGGTCCTGTTCACGATTCGCTATCGAGCCTCCGTCGCCCCCACGTGGAAGGTCGTGTTCGACGGCGAGACATACGACCTGACCGACGTTGCGGAAGTGGGCAGGCGCGAGGGGTTGGCTCTCACCGGATACGCGCGGGAAGTGAAATCAGGAGCCTGATGTGCCGGCGGTCAAAGAGGTCCAATTCTTCGGCGCGAGGGAGTTCATTGAGGGACTTCGCGAAATGGGCCTCAAGGTTCCCACCACGGCTGTCCGCAAGGGCTTGTACCGAGGCGCGGTGATCATCCGGGACGAGGCCAGGCGGCGTGCTCCGGTTCGCTACGGCGCCCTGAAGAAGTCGATCGTCGCTGTAACCAAGCGGATCAAGAGCGGGAAAGGTCTTGACTACATCGGGATCGTCCGGATCGCGGACGTCAAGTACGTCGTCTCCGCGACAAAGACTGGAAAGCTGAAGCTGAAGCGGCTCAACAAGAACGGTCGCATCACGGTAAACGGTGTCACGTTCAAGCCCTCGGCAGCTCGCATCTTCCCGCGCAAGTACGCCCACCTTGCCGAGTTCGGAACGAGGCCGCATTCGACCGCTCCGAAGAACCTCTCGAAGGCAAAGGGAGCGAAGGGACGACGTGTGCCGCGGCTGCACCCGGGCGCGAAGGCGAAACCGTTCATGCGGCCTGCGTACGACACGAAGATCGGATCGGCCTTCACGGCTTTCAAGGAAGAAGTGGTGAGCGAGCTCGGGCGCATCGCCGTGAAAACCGCGGCCCGCCAGGCCAGGAAGAAGATCTGATGCCCAAGTCACTCGAAGAAAGCATCTTCCTGGCCGTTGCCGGCGACACCGCCGTGCGGGATCTCGCCGACCAGCGGGTTTACCCGAACCGGCTCCCCCAGGGAGCGACTTACCCGTGCGTGATGTATTTCCGGGTTTCGACCGTGCGCGACTATCACCAGGGCGGAAGCGATCGAGTCCCCACGGCACGCATTCAGATCAACAGCTACGCGCCCAAGTACGCAGATGCCAAGGCTCTGGCCAAGGCGGTGTTCGACGTGCTCGACGGGTTCAGCGGCACGCTCGGCGATCTCGAGGGCGCGAACGTCCTGGGGATCTTTAGCGATGACGAGATGGACGATTACGACGACGAGCTCAAAGTCGAGGTCGTCGTTCAGGACTTTCGGATCGTTTACGACGAGTGAAGTGGCGCGTTGACGACACGCCACTCACTTCTAGTATGCGAACGCACCCACGCCCCCGCGCGCCACACGCGCAACCCAGGAGATCTCCGTCATGCCACGCACGAAAGCAGCAATCGGGTTCGGAACACTCCTCAAGCGGGGCGACGGCGCCACGCCAACCGAGGTCTTCAGCACCGTGAGCGAGGTGCTCGACATCACTGGCGGCGTCTCCAAGACCCGCTCGTTTGAGGACGCGACGAACATGGAATCGCCGGGCGGCGTTCGCGAATACATCGCCGCGCTGATCGACCTGGGCGAGATCACATTCCAGATGAACGCGGTCTTCACCGACGCGCAACAGCAGGCAGTGCACGCCGACCTGATGTCGGGCGTGCTCCGCAACTGGCAGTTGGTGCTTCCTTCGGCCATCGGCAAGCGGTGGGAGGGCGCGGCGTTCGTCGCCTCGATCGGCAACCCGCACCCGGTCGCTGGCAAGATGGTCCGCGATGTCACGCTCCGCCCCAGTGGCGACTGGACGTTCGTCAACAACCCGTAAGCCTTCCGCTCATTCTGATCCCACCCTTCCCACCCCATCGGCATCGAAAGGCGCGGCTCCATGCAGGGCAAAGACACCGGACCCAAGTTCCCGACGGCGGTCGTCGAGATCGAGGGCAAGACGCTTACGGCTGTGTTTAACGCCGGGACGATCGAAGCGATCGAGGAAGCGTGCGGACGCTCCTGCTTCGACCTGTTCGACGAGATGATCGTGCTGGCTCGGTCAGACGGCACGGTCACGACGCAGGTCACCAGTCTCCGCACGGCCCGCCGACTCGTTGCCGGTGCCTTCCGCCTTGGACTCGACGAGGGCGGCGCCAACTTCGTTGATGATGTCGTTCCCATGGATTGCCTGCTCACGACGTACATGTCGCTGGTCAAGCCATTCACGCAGGCGGTGGTGCGGATCATGAAGCCGGTGTCGGATGTCGAGGATGAGAAGGCGTCGAAAGAGAAAGCGAGCGCCGAGGCAAACCCTCCGTCTTCCGACGCCTCCGCATCTGGGCCCGCGTAGAGCTTCAGATGCCGTCGGATGAGTTCAGGGCGATGGCCACGGACGAGATCTTGGAGCTGGTTGAAAAGTGGGAGGATCGAGAGAAGCGGAGCGACATGCGGTTCGGCGTGATCGCGACGATCGCGGCGAACCTGATGCGGGGCGAGAACCAGCAGCCGTATCACCCCGCCGACTTCTTCCGTTCGCTTGAGGACACCCGCCCCGGCCTGCCGACGCAGGACGAACTGGTCGAGAAGATCATGTCGGCATTCGGAGTGAGCCATGCCCCCGATGAAACTTGAGGTCGTGCTCTCGGCGGACACGGCGAAGTTCATCGCCGGGATGGATCAGTCGGAGCGGAAGACGACCTCGATGGGGCGGTCGGTCGCCTGGCTGGGCGACAAGACCGCCATCATGGCCGGAAAGGTCCGGTCGGCGGCGAACTCGCTCCTGAGCCTGCGTACGGCCGTCATAGGGGCGGTGGCCGGGATCGCTGGCACAGTGGTCGTTGGCCAGTTGAACCGCGCGTCGGACGAGATCGACAAGCTCGGGAAGATGGGCAAGCGGCTGGGGATTCCGATCAAGGAATTGTCGGCGATGCGGCTGGCCGCGCTCGACGCGAACATCGAGATCGAGCAGTTGGCGGGCTTCGCGGGCAAGGCCCAGAAGAACATCGCCGAGATGGTGTCGAAGGGGATCGCCAGGCTCAATCTGGGCACGCAGGTGATTCGGTTGACGGATCTCAACGGTCGGGTTCGGACGATCACGGAACTGATGCCGGAGCTTGCCAAGGGCATCGACTCGGCGTCGAGCGCTGCCGAGAAGATTCGGCTGTCGGAGAAGATCTTCGGGCGCGGGGGCGGGGCGGCGTTTCTTCAGCTGCTCACGGACGGCGGCGACTACATCAAGAACATGGGCGAGCAGACCGAGCGCGCCCGGAAGCTCGGGGTGTTGTTCACCGACGACCAGGTGAAGCGGCTCACCGCGTACAACGATTCCATCACGCACCTGGGGCAGGCCTGGCTGGGCGTGAAGGTGAAGATCGTCAATGAGGTGGCGCCGGTCCTGACCGAGCTGCTCGAGTCGTCGTCCGAACGCCTCGCCAAGATGCCGGCGTTGATCAGGGCAGCAGCGGGGGCGGCAAAGGCCACGCTCTTTGGCGGTGCCACAGAGGGTGCGCAAAGCCGGCAGCTCGTCGGAGATCTCCGGGACAAGACCGCCGCGGCTTTGAAGACCACGGCCGTCGAAGTCGGGCGAGTTGTCGGCACGGCTTTTATTGAGGCTGTTACCACGGGATTGACCGCGGCAGGTCCGGTGATCGCGGACGTATTCCGGGACAACATCGGTCCCGTGTTGAACGTGATCCCTGGCGTCAACATCGCCAAGTCGGAGAAGGGCAAGCTGGCCGAATTGCTGGGGGCACCCGTCCAGGTCGACGACATGCGACGCCGCATTCTCGATCTTCAAAAGGATCTGGAAAAGCTCCGAGATCCGGACAACACCGTCTTTCGCGAGCAGTCACCGCTCGGGTTGGAAGGCACGATCGAAGCCGAGATCAAGTCGATCGAGGACAAGATCAAAACCCGGCTCGCGATCAGTGCTGCCGACATTGCCGCTCAACGCCAGGTGGTTGAACAGGAGTCGATCAATCGCGCAAGAGAGATCTCCGACGCGGTTGTCGCCGGCATGCAGGCAACATCGCAGGCAGCCGAGACCGCTCAAAGTTCAATCCGCAAGGCATGGGGCGAGTTCGACACCGCGGCCGACGCCGTGATCAAGATGTACGCCGCGACAGAGCCGCCCGAGACGAGCAACAAACGGACGCTGGCCGACTACTTCAAGATGGGCGGAGATGCCGTTACCGGCTTCATGTATCAGCTGAAGCAGGCTGAAGGCCCGACCACGAAGGTGCTTCAGAAAATCAAGGAGAAGATGCTCGAGGCGATGGAAGTCGCACAGGAACTCGAAGAGCGGCAGCTGGCCGCTTCGGGTGACGAGATCGGCGCCAAGCGACTCAAGCTCATTCGCGGTTTCGTCAAAGAGCAGCAGGAGCTGGTCGAACGCTTCGGCGCTTTGTCGGATCCGCTGATCGAGCAGATGAAGAAGGTTCAGGCCGCGGAGCTTCAAGCCTTCGACCTGGAGCCGCTGGACAAGATGCTGGAAAAGATAAAGGGAATGGTTCCCGACAGTGGCTCTGGTCCTGTTGCAGACCTGGCAGCTCAGATGCAAATGCTCAGGGTCGGATTTATCGACGGAAAGGTTTCGTCGGAAGAGCTTCGCGCGGAGTTGGATCGCCTCGAAAGAAGGCTGCGAGGAATCCAGGAACGTGAGAAAACCTACGGACAACTGCTCAGCGAAACCATTCAAGGCTTCGCGCGATCGGCCAGTGACGCGTTTGCAGACATGGTGGTGGATGGGGAAACGTCATTTAACCAGCTGCTCAAAAGTTGGACGAAGACGCTGATCTCGATGACCGCGCAGAAGTTCCTCTTCCAGCCTCTGTTCGATGCGTTCGCCGGCGGGGCGTCGGGGTTGTTCAAGCCGGGCGTATCACCTTCCTCAGGTTATTACGCACAAAACGGACTTGTGGGAAGTGCACGCGGAAACGCCTTCTCTGGCGGACAGATCACTCCATTTGCAAAGGGAGGCGTGGTCTACAAACCTGCCGTCTTCCCCATGGCCCGTGGCATGGGTCTCATGGGCGAGGCTGGTCCCGAGGCCATCATGCCACTCACTCGGATCGGGGGGCATCTGGGCGTCCGATCGGCCGGAAGCTCCACAACCGTGCAGATCATCGATCAGCGAAGCGGCGGTGCTCCCGTCGAGGTCCGAGAAAGCACGGGACCGGACGGGCGGAAAATGGTCCAGGCCATCGTTAGGGATCAGGTTGCCAAAATGGCAACGGACGGGAGCCTCGATCGGGTCCTTGGGCCGGCGTACGGGGCACGCCGAACGCCAGTTGCCAGATAGGCTTGCATTGCTCCGGCTGGGCCTGTTACCATTTGGCCAGCGCGGAGGTTGTATGTTTAAGGCATTGGGATGGCTGGCTATTTCGATTGTTGTTCTCGCGGGATGCGAGGGTTCGACTGCATCGATCGGTTTGAAGTCCACCGAGCAGCTGAAGGAAGTTCCCACTCCACAGCTCGTGTCGGCGTTCGGCACCGGAAAGTTTGTTTACGGGGAAAGCTCGCGAATGCGGGCGGAGATCGTCGAGCGGAACGTCTTCACGCCGGACCAGTGGAAACGCATTGACGACATGTCCCCGAAGGTTGGCGACTCTGAACTGCTTGTGTTCGCCGCTCTCGGAGCTCCTCAAAGAGCCACAGACACGAATGACATCATGGGTTATTCGCGCGCTTTTTACTACGATGGCTCGACGAGTCGGTCTCAAAGCGTGATCGTGATGAATGGCAAGGTCGTCAGTATGACGAAGTACCAGTAGGCCATCGTCACGAGGTATCGGATGGCCCACGACCCCACAGACGATCGGTCGTACTCGGACTGGAAAGACCGACATCCTGCAACATCTGGAGGCGAGGTGGCTCGATTGCTCAAGCGGTTTGCGCAGATGGCATTGGCCTTTGGTGCGGTTTGTTTATTTGCGTTGGCGCTGGGCGCGGCGTCCTACTCGATGCTCGCGGCGATCTTTATTGCTTCCGTGGGGACCGTCGGGCTGATCGGTGCCATCAAGATTCAAGCGACCATCGATGACTCTCTCCAGTCGCCGCCATCAAACCTAGACAACGACGGCCCACTCCTGACGATCAGTTTCGGAGGCGATGAAGATCCCAACTGGCAGCGCGACGGGGAATCCGTTGCCGCGTTCTTCACGAAGGTGGTTGGGGTCACTCGCACCAACAGCTTCGACGGTGTCGAGCGACTTAGCGTCCTGAAGAAATGCTCCGTAGGTGAGCAGGTTGTCTTGGTCCGCGAACCGAAGAACCCGCATTCGCCTGGCGGGAACGCCGTGCTGGTCACCAGGGCCAACGGGGCGGTTCTCGGTTATGTGATGGAGTTTCGCGCTCAGCAGATCGCCCCGTTGCTCGATCAGGGGTTTCAATATCAAGTCGTGATCGAAGCCCTGAGCACGACACCGGACAAGACGTTCTGCAACTTGCGGGTCGAGATGGTGGGCCGAGACAACGATTTGGCGAATCGTGTGAAGGGCATGGTGTCAAAGGCCCGCAATCGGCTGGCCTCGGTTGGTGCCGGCGTCTAGTCTCGGGCATGAAGCGAGATTGGACGATCGTCAGGGCGCTCCTCCGCACAGTCGAGGAATTGTCCGGCCCTCTGAGGGGGCAGCATGTACTTGGAAACGCCATTCTCGATCGATGCGCTTACAGGTTCGACCTTGATGTCGGTCGCGCGGCTCTGAGCGGGCAACTGGTTCAGCTCCAGGACTCCGGCCTCGTTCGATGCGACTCCCGGGGAATCGTCTTTCGCGGACTCACTTGGCAGGGCGCCGAGCTGCTCGCCGCAATCCGGTCCGAAGAGCAGTGCCGGGCCGTCATCAGTTTGCTCGGCATGCCTTGGAATGACGCCACGGCCGACATGATCAAGGCCGCTGCACTCCGAGTTGCCTTACCGAACGTAACTGCGGCGGTGATGTGAGACAACGCGTGACGCGCGGGTAGTATCGACCGATCGCCGAGGGCAGGCGGTCGGAAGGATGGTTTGGCGGATCTGGTGTGGCCGGCAACGCTCCCGCAGGAGCCGAAGCTGGCCGGGCATTCTGAGCAGCCTCCGAACCTCGTGCTCCGCACGGAGATGTCGGTCGGTCCTGCCAAGGCCCGCCGTCGCACCACGGCCGGCGTCCGCAACTTCAGCATGTCGATCGTCATGACGCGGGCCCAGTGCGCTCTGCTCGACGAGTTCTTCCTCGACTCCGCCCAGGGCGGCGCCCTCGCCTTCCAGTGGACCCATCCGCGCACCGGCAACCTGATCGACTATCGCTTCGTCTCGCCCCCGACATACACCCCGCTCGGACCGCGCAGCTCCGCGGCCGCGAAATGGACAGCGAGCTTTCAGCTCGAGGCTCTGCCCGGTACCGAGATCACGGACGAGATCCCGCCGATCGAGCCGATCGCGATCCCGGCCGACTTCAGTGTCTACGTCATGGCGCTGCAGCCCGACCTGCAAGTCGACACGTTCGACATGCTCGTGCTGGGCGCGGTGCACGAAGCGGACGCGGTGCCCGGGGACATCTTCATCGGCACGATCATCGACCCGGGCCTCGAGGAGATCGACGACGCCGCAATCTCCGGCGCTGCTCTCTATGTGAACACTGGAGGAGGCAGCATCGGGCCGGGTCACGGAGACAACGGCAACGGAGGCGGAATCAACCCATAGCGCCGGCACGCCGGCAAGGAGTTAGTCATGGCAGGTTTGAAGGTTGCGTTTGTCACGGGCGCGGTCGCAGTCACGACCTCGGCGTCAACGGTTCTCATGATCACGGCCGGTGCCAACGCTGGACTCGCGCTCAAGAACTTCATCATCGGTGTCGATGGCACGAGCCCGACCGAGGGAAAGCTCCAGGTCGAGATCATCCGCAAGTTCACCGCGGGCACGGGCACCGCCACGACGATCACGCCCGTCAAGGTCTCGGGCCATGCCGGCAGCATCCAGGCAACGGCGAAGAAGACGTTCACGGTCGAGCCTACGACCGGCAGCTCGGTCGTCGTCTGGGACAACAACGTCCATCCGCAGGGCAATCTCGCCATCCCGCTCGACATCCTCGTTGATGCCGGCGAGACCGTGGCCTTCCGAGTGACCTCACCCACCGGCAAGAACATCCGCCTGACCGTGAACGCCGAGGAGTAAGCCTCGCGTGCGATCGATCTCGGCGACAGCAAAGCGGGCGATCTTCGCCGGTCAAACCGGCGAGGTATTCGTCTGCCTGCTCACGCTGAGCCATCCCTCGCTCGACGTTCCGATCCGGGTGTGCAACGACGCCGTGTCCGTGACGTCCAACGCCGTCGAGTTCATCCCCTATCCGTTCCAGCTCGTGCTGCCAGATGAGGACGACGGCGTTGCTCCCCAGGTCACGCTCGAGATCGACAACGTCGATCGCCAGATCGTGGCCGCGGTGCGGAGGGCCAATGGAGAGCCGATCTCGGTCGAACTCTCGATCGTCCTGGCGAGCCAGCCCGACATCGTCGAGGCCGGGCCGTTCAGCTTCAAGCTCCGCAGCGTGAACTACGACAAGAGCGTCGTCTCTGGCACGCTGCAGTTCGAGGACCTGCTCAACGAACCCATGCCCGGCGACACGATGACGCCGTCGCGTTTCCCCGGCTTGTTCTGAGGAATCGATACATGGATCCCCTTTCCCAATACACCCAGGGCCGAAATCGATGCGCTGAGCTCCGCCCTGGTTCGTTTGGCAACCAATATCGGAACATCGCCTATTGGTGTCCGGGCTGCAAGGAGCGTCACCACATTCGAGTTCGAGGCGAGAACGTTGAGCGACCCAGCTGGGGATTCAACGAGAACTTCGAAAGGCCGACGTTCGATCCGAGCATTCACTACACGCCGGGTTATTGCCACCATCACGTGATCGACGGGCGGATCCACTTCTGCACCGACTGCTCGAGGCACACCTTGGGAGGTCAGGTCGTCGAGCTTCCGTTCGTGGACGAGGAGGGATACGAACTCAGTGCCACGCCTTCCCCGTGACATTCCGGCCTGGGTTGGTCAGTACATCGGCATTGACTTCGCCGAGAAGGGTCGCACGCGCGAGGATGGCCTGGACTGCTGGGGCCTCTATCGCCTCGCCGCGGCGGAGCGGTTCGGGCTCATGCTGCCGAGCCACGCGGACGGATACTCGAACGTTCGGAACGGCGAGCAGATCTCGGAGATCATCCGTGAGCGCGTTGCCTCACGCAACTGGGCTCGCGTGGAAGTGGGAGAGCTTCAGGTCGGAGATCTCGGGCTCTTCCGCCTGGCCGGCGTCGATCACCACGTTGGCATGATCGTCGCCCGCGGCCGCATGCTGCACGCGCTGGCGGGCATCCAGTCGTGCGTTCAAAGGCTCGACGATCCCGAGTGGGAGAAGCGGTTCAGCGCGTTCTACCGGTACTCCGGGCCGGTTCGCCTGGCCGCACGCCCGCGGGTGTTCAGCGATGACCGGATTGACCAAGCCATCCCGCACGGCTTCACCATCGCCGAGATGCTGCAGATGTGCGGCATCACGCACCTCGAGCTCATCAACGTCGCGATCGGAGACCGGATCGTGCCGCGCGATCGCTGGCACCAGGTCAAGCCCAAGCCCGGGCGCATCGTCACGGTGACTGCCACTCCCCTTGGCGGGCTGGGCGGAGGTGGAGGGGGCGGCAAGGACACGCTCAAGACGGTGCTCACGATCGCGATCATGGCTGCCGGCATCGCGGCGCCGTACGCCTTGGCTGGCTTGGGAGTGGCCGGTCTGGTCGGTGCGGGCGGGGCGCTCACCTTCGGCGGCGCACTGCTCTCGGCCGGCGTCGGCATCGGCGGCACGCTCCTCGTGAGTGCGCTCATTCCACCGCCTCGCGCGCAGCTCAGCGCCGTGACGCCGGAATCGACGACGGGCACAAGCCTGGCGATCTCAGGCGGTCGAAACGAAGCGAGGCCCTACGGCGTCGTGCCGCTCGTCTTGGGCGAATACCAGATGACGCCCGTGCTGGCCGCGGCTCCCTTCACCGAGATCGCGGGCGATGATCAGTTCCTTCGAATGCTCTTCTGCCTCGGGTATGGAGAGATCGATGTCTCCCAGATCAAGATCGGCGAGACCGACATTGACGAGTTCGACGGCGTCGAGCTCGAGATACGCCGCGGCCTCGACAATGAGGCACCGCCCCAGCTCTACTCGAGCGTGGTGCATGAGGACTCCTACTCCGTGCTGCTCGACGCGGCCGCCGGCTACGTCGTCCGCACCAGCAGGGCCGACGCCGACGAGGTCCTGCTCGACATCACTTTCCCGACCGGCCTGGTCCAGCTCGCGGACAACGGCGACAAGCTCAACAGGTCGGTGACCTTCGAAGTCGCGTACTCACCAGCCGGAGCTGGCACCTGGGTGCCTGTGAACAGCGCCAGCCCAACCTTCACGCGCGGGCTCGACCTGCTCTTCCGATCGCCCGAGTGCGTCTTTGGCGGAGCAGGTACGCACGCCGGCGTCATCGGTTGGGGCGGAGTGTGGGGGACTAAGCCCGCGTATCTGCCGGCGAACCAGTTCAGCTGGGAAGTCTCCGGCTACGTCTTCGCCGACGTCGAGGGCACATACGGGTTCGCGATCGATGGTTCCGATGCCTGCGATCTCTTCATCGACGGGCAACTCGTCACGAGCTTCTACGGCCAGCACGCGGCCGCCGGCAATTTCAATTCGAACCAGGTCGAGTTCTCACTTACAAAGGGCTGGCACGCAATACGGGCACGCGTCGAGTGCCGCAGCGGCAACGGTGGGGCGATCGCCATCGGCTGGCTCACGCCCGGGTCTGGAGCCTTCGTGGCGATTCCTGCGAACAGGCTCGCGCCATCCTCGGTGGGAGGCCCGCTCGGTCAGCTGAACTATCGCTGGTTCAGCACGGCCGGCTACACCGGCACGATCACGGTGACCGCGGCTCGCGCGGACCAGATCCGATTGCAGGTCGCATTCGCGGGCGCTCACTCTCAGTACGACGTTCGGATCCGCCGACTCACGGCCGACACCACCGACGTCCGCATCGTGGACAAGGCTTACCTGAGTTCGATCCGTTCGATCACGGCGACCAACCCGGTCAAGCTCGAGCGCGTGGCGACGCTGGCCGTCCGGATCAAGGCGACCAACCAGCTCAACGGCGTGATCGACACGCTCAACTGCAAGGTCGTGTCCGTGCTTCCCGATTGGGACAAGGACTCGGGCACGTGGATCCGCCGCGGCACCAGCAACCCGGCCAGCATCTATCGCGCGATCCTCCAGGGGCCGGCGAACAAGCGCCCACTCCCCGACAGCCGGATCGACCTCGAGGAACTGGCGGCCTGGCACGAGGAGTGTGAAGAGAAGGGCCTTCAGTGCAACGCGATCATCGACTTCGCCGGCACGGTGGGGGAGCGGCTTCGGGATGTTGCTGCCACGGGCCGCGCTGCCTTTGGGATGCGCAACGGGAAGTACTCGATCGTCCGCGATCGCAAGCAGACGGTGCCGGTGCAGCACTTCACCCCCCGCAACAGCCGGAACTTCTCCGCCGAGAAGGTCTTCGCTGATGTACCGCACGCCCTACGGGTGCAGTTCATCAATCGGGATGCGGCCTACCAGCGGGATGAACGAATCGTCCTGGCCGACGGCTACCAGATCGACGGGAAAGACGCCTTCGGCAACCCCGCTCCCGGCCTGCCTGAAGCGACCGAGTTCGAGACGATGGAGATGTTCGGCGTGACGTCCGCCGACGAGGCCTGGCTGCACGGCCGTTACAACCAGGCCGTCGCGAAGCTCCGCCCCGAGGTGTTCAAGCTCGACGTCGACGTCGAGCACCTGATCTGCACCCGCGGCGATCTCGTCCTGGTCTCGCACGATGTGCCGCTCTTCGGCAGCGGGTTCGGCCGCATCGTCGAGCTGGCTCTCGACACGGCCGACAACCTGCACGGCGTGCGGCTCGATGCCTCGGTCGTCATGGAGACGGGCAAGACGTACGTCCTTCGAGTCCGCCTCGAGGATGGCACCTCGTTCCTGACGAACCTGGTCACGAACGAGGGTGAGCAGGAAATCGTTTACTTCGCCGGCCCGGTGGCGCCCTCGCAGGCTCGTCCCGAGATCGGGGATCTCTTCATGTTCGGCGTGCTGGGCGTCGAGACCCGCGAGCTGCTGGTCAAGTCGATCACGCACGATCGGGATCTCAACGCCTCGCTCAGCCTGGTGGATGCAGCGCCCGAGGTCCTTGACGCTGACACCGGCACGATCCCGGATTACCAGCCGGGCATCACGATCCCGCCCGAGTACTTGAACCGGCCGGATGCCCCAGTCATCGAGCAGATCCGGAGCGATGACTACGTGCTCTGGGTCGGCCAGGACGGTTCGCTGGTTCACCGCATGGTGATCTCGCTGCGAGCGCCGAGCTCGCTCAAGCCGCGGCCGGTCGAGGCGCAGGTGCGGATCCGCCCGAAGCCCACGCCGCCGGCGAACGCCGTCGGGCCGTGGATCACATACTCGAAGCTCTCGATCGACGACAACCAGGTGAGCATTCTCGGTGTCGACTCGGGCGTCACGTACCAGATCTCGCTGCGAGTGATCTCGGCCCAGGGCGTGGCATCGGTGTGGGTGGATGCGGAACACACCGTCATCGGCAAGATCATCCCGCCCCCGGATGTCCAGAGCTTCGACGTCGCACGCGGCAGCGACGGCACCAGGCTCTACATCTGGGACCTCGGCGAGATCCCGCGCGACATCGCCGGCGTGAAGATCAGGTACGGCCCGAAGCCGACGTCTCCGGATTCGCTGGTGTGGGAAGCGATGACCGACCTGCACGACGGTCTGCTCGAGGGCGCGAGCCCGTCCGAGTTGAACGTGCCGCCCCAGGGCGACTGGCGGTTCGCGATCAAGATGTTCGACACGGCCGGCGCGGAGAGCGTGAACGCGTTGTACTGCGATCGCGAGCTGGGAGCACCGCGGCAGCCCGAAGTCGCGATCACGCAGGACGCCCGCAAGATGGAATGGCCCGGCGTTCTGACCGGATGCCACGTCGCCGCCGACGGCACGCTCGAGCCCGATGACCGCGCGACGTGGGACAATCTCGCCGGCGCGTACAACATCACGACCTGGGATCAGTACACCCGCTGGATCGTCGATCCGCACAACCCGATCAGCTACGAGCACCCGGTCATCGACATCGGAGTGCTGATCGACTTCGAACCTCAGGCGGTGTGCGAAGGGCATGGGCTCGCGTTGATCGAAGTGAAGCATTCGATCAACGGCGTGACCTTCACTGACTGGGCAGATGTGAAGGGCCTGGCGAGCCGGAGCATCCGCGCCCGCTACGTGCAGTTCCGCGTGACGGTCACGGCCGTGCCCTTCGAGATCCCGACCATCCGAGAGTTCGTCATGATCCCTCGCGCCGAGACGGTCGAGGAGTACTTGAACGACGTGAACACCGCGCTGCTCGGTCCGAAGCAGTACTACGGACCTGGCGACATCGCTCTGCCGATCAGCAAGGGACTCTTCGCCAAGATCAAGAGCGTGAGCGTGACGTTCAACGGCACGGGCGCCGGCTGGACCTGGGAGATCGTGAACAAGTCGGGAAGCCCGGGCCCGCGGATCCGGATCTACAACCCGCAAGGCGTGCCAACGGACGCCGTGATCGATGCGAGCGTGCGCGGATTGAAGTCGATCGACGGGTCGACAGCAGAGCTCGCGGCGGGAAGGATGCAATTCGACGACCTTGTCAACACCGGCATGCTTGCCACTCTCTGATCGGAGATCTCAATGCCTCTTCCTGTGATCGATGGCAACGGCGCACCGGCTTCTCTGAAGACAACCGTCGACGGCAGCGACCAGGTTCCGCACCACAAGGTCGACGGCACTGTCGCGTGCACGCAGTCGGGCACGTGGAACGCCGGCTTGTCGGCCGGCTCCAACGAGGTTGGATCGATCGCGGCGATCACTGAAGGTGCCGTGCCCGGTGCGGGCGCTCGCGTCGGCGGAGCGAATCTCCCGGTGTCCCGGGCGTTCTCGAACGTCGCGTCGGGCACGACTGACGGTGTGCTCAAGTCCGCACTCACGGGCAAGATCCGCGTTGTCGCTCTGATCCTGCACTGCGGCGCGACGGCAACGTCGATCACGTTGAACAGCAAGGGCGCCGGCGCGGGCACCGCGATCTCGGGACTGCACGCGCTCGCCGCGAACGGATCGCTCGTCCTGCCGTTCAATCCGAATGGCTGGTTTGAGACAAACACGGCCGAAGCTCTCACTGCGACGACGACCGGCGGCGGCACCGCGATCGCCGTCGAAGTTCAGTACGTGGAGGCAACCTAATGAGCGCATGGCCCGGCTCGCCCGGCTTTGGTACCACTAACGTCGACGCTGGGACGGACTCGCCTGCAGCCGCTCGATCAAACATCAAAGACCTGATGGACGATGTCAGCGACATGATCGGGGCGCGAGGTGCGAACGACGGCGTTGCGCCACTCGATGGCGATGGCAAAGTGCCGATCGCAAATCTGCCCTCCGCTCTCGGAGGCGTCACGCCCATCGAAGCGAACATCGGATCCTGGGGCGTTCCCGGGACGTACCTCTGGAGCGTTCCGGTCGGCGTCACACGCATCAAGATCATCTGCGCCGGAGCAGGCGGCGGCGGCAGCAATGGATACCTCGGCGCGAATCCGTCAACGTGGAAGTTCGGCGGCGGCGCTGGTGCGGTGGCGATCGCGGTCCTCGACGTCACGCCCGGAAGCACGATCACGATCAATGTCGGAGCCGGCGGAGCGGGCGGTACCGGAAACAACTCGAGCGCGAGCAACGGCGGCGACGGCGGCGACAGCTCGGTCGTTCGCGGCGGTAACACGATCCTCGCCGGCGGTGGCAAGGGCGGGAACGCAGTCTCGGGTGCTTCCGGTGCCGGCGGCGTCCTCGGTGGCAACACGCTGCACTATGGCCGCAACGGAAATCCCGGCTTCGATCTCTACGGCGGCACGAACGAGCTGTCGGGCTGGAGCCCGGCCGGTTCGTCTTATGGGGGAGGCGGTGGCTGCGGCGTGAGCGGCGTCATCGCGAATGGTTACGTCGGCCTGAATGGCCTGGTGATCATCTCGTACTAGAGGCCGACGCTCGGGCCGATGTTCATCGACGTGGCGAAGATCGCTCCGCCCGGAGCCTGGTAAAAGATCTTGACCGATACCGAATCGATCTCTTTGTCGACGTCCTGTGTGGCGTGGCTGGCTTGGACCCAGACGTCGATACTGAGCGAGGAAATGTCGTCCATGGTCAGGCCCGACTTGCCCCAGGTGTCGTTGCTGCCGCCGATGTCGTAGTCGGAAAGCGAGTCGTTGATGGCATCGCCGTTGGCAAACTTGGACTCGCCTCCCGGGCCGGAGAGCTGGGCGTAGATCTTGTGTGCGTTTGGAACACTGCTCATACGGAAAAGCCCCCTCTCGAACGGACGCGGACGATCATGCCCGCGAAGAGCATCCCGCTGGCTCCGAAGTTGAATCCCGAGCAGGCGAAGCGCAGCCGCTTGGAGGCGCCCGTGCCCGTGACGTACACGGATGCCGTCACGCCGTCGGATGCACCCTTCGCGTTGTTGGGGTTCACCCAGTCAGCGCCGGTGCTCACGATCGTGGGGTTCGTCGAGGTGTTCTTGAAGCCGGTGTCAGGCACAGCACCCTCACTTTGAAAAAGGGGAGGAGAGCTTCGTCCTCTCGTCCACGCGGATCAGCATGTCGTGATCTGCCCACTGCCGCGCCTCGATCGTCTTGACCCGCTCGATCGTGACCTCGTCGATGACCTGGAGCGGCTTGAGGAAGCTCACCTGCAGATACCCGATCGCCGCGAGAATGAACATGGCGGCACCGATGACGAGCGTCCAGTTCACCTGGTTGCGGCTGGCGATCAGCCGGTGCAGCTCGGAGAATCCGGACGTCATGTTGTTACCGATGACGCTGATCTGTTCGCGGAACTGACCCATCTCGCGGCCGATGCCTTGCACCTCGGAATCGAGCGCGGCGACACGCGAGTCGATGTCGGGGTGAGAGGCTTTTGGAAGACCTTCTGGCAAGACTCGTTCTCCAGAAAAATGCGGCAGGGGGTAGGGCCTCGGCTTGGCCAGACACTCCGGGTGGAAGCGCTGACCGTGGGTCGGCCGTTCCCCCCGCCGCGGCGCGGACGAACTCAGGCAGCGGCGACAACCGCTTCGGGCGTAACTTTCGCGTTGCCCTTCACGAGATCGAGGATCTTCGCGCCCGTTCCGTTCTGGATCAGGCGGAGTTGGTCCTTGTACTTCGAGAGAGCCAACGCGACTTCGGGGGCCATGCCGGCCAGGACGTCGATCGAGCGGACGATGTTCGCACCGCCGTCGGCGAGCTTGGTTGCCTTCCCCTTGTACGCGTTCTTGGAACGAGACAGGCGGAGGTTGTTGACGCCGAGCCCGCCGATCACCGCCGTCAGCATTCCGACGATCGGATTGAATCCGCCGGCCACGGTCGAGATGAGCTGCACCGAAGGCGACGGCTGATTCACGGTGGCGAGAATCGCGTCTCCCGCCACGATGCGATCGCTGAGAGCCTGGCTCGTCGCCTTGCCCTTGTCGATCGCCTCCGTCCAGACCTTGATCTGCGTTTGGATGGAGGCGACCTGATCGATCGCTTCCTGCACCTTCACTTGAGCTGCGACCTTCTCGGGGCCGTCAGGCATCTTTGCGACGGCGACCTTTGTGTCGTGCAAGGCGGCGTCCTGGGCGACGACCGCGGCAGATGCCTCGGACCTTTGCTGCTCGAGCGTGGCGATGGATTGATTGAGCTTCTCCCGTTCCTGCACCGTCTCGGCGCGGGAGCTCTGGACATCTTCCTCCGATGCACAGCCAGGCGAGAATGCAACCAAGGAAGAAAGGCATAGCGCCGCCATCAACGTGAACGTCGTGAGGAGTCTGAAACTTCGCGCCGCTGTCTGCATGATCGCGCTCCATTGCTCGTCCGGCCCTGAGCCGATACTACCGGCGAGTTGGAGAACTTCTTCTGCCCATGGGCCGGCTCTTTGGCCATGTCCCGAAGCACCTGCTTGATCTTCAGGGCGTGCTTGCGGCGCTTGAACGCGGTCACCCTTGAGCTGCGGAGGCCGTCGACGCTTGCGCCGAGGACCTTCGCAGCCAAGAGTAATTCGTCACGGACCTCGTCCGCACGCATATAGAGACCGCCGCTCACATCGTGCTGCCGAAGCTCGGAGGCGAGCTGGAAGCACCGGCTGCCGAGTTGAGCCAGGAGCGCGTGCAGGGACGCGCGCTTGTCCGACTCGATGAGATGGGCGGGTTCGTCGCTCACCTGGTCCTGATCGCCTCCGATGCCCAGCTGTTGCGGAGCTGTTCAAGCAGCAGCCACCATTCCGGACCGGCGGCGAAGTCGTGCTTGAACCGGTTGTCGCCGCCAAGCCAGAGCACGGCGTCGATTTCCTTCCGGCGGATCAGTTCGAGCGTCCCCTGCCACTGGGGCTGGGAGAGGAGCTTCTTCGCGAAACCGCCCGTCGCGGCCCAGTGGCTCTCGGGCGAGATGTACGCGATCACCGGCTTGCCGAAGCTCTTGGCCTGGTCGATCGTCGCCTCGCACCATTCGAGGTGCTGGTTGACGTCCGGGCCGACCGCGTACAGGGACGGGACAACAAAGTCGACATCCTCGATGAGGCCCGCCTCGATCGCCGTGAAGAAGTTGGACGACTTCCAGAGACGCTGCTCCCATGCGTACCGAGGATGTTTGTTCAGGATGTTCCAGTTCACTTCGCCGTTGGGCATCGCGGCGTACGCACCGAGTTTGCCGGTGAATCCGCCCTCCCGGTACGCCCTTAGCAGCCTTCGATAGGAGTCGATGTCGTTGCAGACCTCGCGTGCGCTGTTCTCGCGGATGTCGAGACGCAGAGTTCGGACTCTGCCCAGGATCTCATCCCAGAGGTCTTCGAAATCGACGACCACCGGCACGTTGTCATCGAGCTTGCCGGCCCGTGCCTTGACGGCGTCGAGCTCGATCACGCGTTTGCCGATGGCGGGATCCGCCAGGTTGGGCCACCAGGTCCGGCTCTCCTCGACGATCGCGGAGAGGCCAAGCTCCGAGGGAGGCGGCTTGTTGAGCATGTCGAGCTTGTCGTAGAAGGTGGTCTTGCGCTTCGGCACGGGGCGCACCGTTTTTAAGTCCATCGAATCGGCTTGCGGCCTTGCTTCGAGGTTGGTTCCTGGTGGCAGAGGCATCACGGCAGATTTCTGATCGAGCATCGGGATCTCCTGAAAGGGTGGTGGGGGCGAGGGCCTCGGCTACCAGCCGAGGCTTTCGTTCTTGGCTCTGGTCTTCTTGACGCGGGCGTGGAGGAGCGGTGTTGCGACGGGCGCATCCATGAAGTTGCGGGCGGCTTGGCACTCGTCATACAACGAGTACACAGTGGCGAGCAGGTCCTCGAAGAGCCCCGTGCGGCCCCGGATGCGTTCGGCAAGCACCTTGACCTCGTGCTTCATGAGCGCGAGACGCTGCTCCTCTTGCGGCGTCTGCTTTGGTTTCTTCTTCTGGGTCGGCATCATGCCTCCGGAATTACCTGAGCTGTTTGGGAAAGACGACGTCGAGAGCTACAAAGCTCTGGGCGTCGGGATAGTCGAGGAAGCCTCGCGAGCGAAGCGAACCAGCCGCCTTTACGAACGAACTCGAATTTGCCGAGTAGCCGGCACCTTTGGCGCAGGCTTCTCGCGAGATCCTGGCTGGATAGACGTTCATCGCAACCCGCAACACGGCAGCCTCGGGGCCCGGTAGCAATCCGAGCAGCTTGGATTGGAAATCAGCCAGCGTCAATCGGACGTCTGAACGTGGAGTCGCGGCCTCTCCCGCTCGCGTGAGGGCAAACGTGTCGGCGGTGGGATAAGAAATCAGCCCCTTAACCCGGAGCGACCCAGCCGCTTTGACAAAGCTGGATGAACTTGCGCTGTAGTTGGCGACCACTGCGACGGCTGGGCGTGTGGGATTCTCTTCGCCACACTTCGACCAGAATGCCAGCGCGTTCAGGATTGCCGTTTCCGGCCCCGTCAATCCATCGGCGGAGGCCCGATTGCCTCCGCCGCCAGTTGCACCACTCGCAGTAGGTGCATGTCGCGCCGCGTTTTCCTGGACGTCTCGCGGCGCCTTCACGTGGGTATCAGGTTTAGTTTGTGATGATCCGGGCCAAGGCTTGCTTGCCCGTTCAAAGTTCTTCTGGCTGTGCTCGTGCGCAACTTCAAACAGTTCTTTGACCAACTCATCGAGCCGCGATGCGATGCCGGACGCCCGGCTTGCCAGGCTATTGACGGAAAGGCTTTCGGTCTCGAGCAGCCCTCGCAGAGTCGCGATGTCCTCCTGTGCCTTCCCCAGCTCGCCGGCATCGATGCGGACCGGTGTTGCCTGCTGATCGCGGAGCTGACGCTTTAGCTCTGCAATCTGCGTCTTGAGTTTGGCCGGGTCGTTTGCATCGACCTCTGTCTTGACCTGCACCATCTTCGCCGAGAGCTCGTCCAAGTTGACGCTGGCCCAGCCCTTTGGCATCTTGAACTCGGCGTGCTCCGGAGTCGCGCTCGAGTCGTATGTCTTAATCCGCGGAAACTTCACGCGTTCGAGGATCTCGCTGCCTGGTGCGTACAGCCAGCCCTCGCCAACGGGAAGACGCGCGAGAGAGTCGGTCACGCTCTTCGCTTGCTTGGTATCGCCGACGCCGGCGACCCAGCCTTCGACTGCTTTTCGATCCTGGACTGAGATGACGCGGAGTGCGAAGAGCACCTGTGTTTGGGTGAGTGAGTCCTTGTGCACCTTCGCGGGACGCTGACTGCTGAGCACGACCTGCACGCCCAGCGATCGCCCTTGGCTCAAGAGTTTGTTGGTCCAATGGAGGAGCATGATCTCCTCCCGCATCGGGTTCTGGGGAGCGAACTCGTGGGCCTCGTCCAGCACGAGCATGAGGCGAGCTTTGTTGCGGCGAAAGATCTCGCCGAGGAAGCCGATCATGAACGTGCACTTTGCCGCCTCCGAGAAGTGTTTCAGGTCGATGATGCAAGGCCGGTTGCCTGTTGCCACGAGTTCACCGACGACGGCGCCTGAGGTTTGGTCGATGGGTACGTCGGCGTGCTCGCCCCCGAAGATGACGAGCGGATAGCCGGCCGACTTGCCGTCCGCGGACGACTTGAGTCCCCACCAGTCGCCCTTGGGATCGACGATGCAAACGCGCTGCTGCGCCTCGAGGAGCTGCTCGACGAACCACTTGATCGTGTACGACTTACCAGACCCCGTGATGCCCAGGGCAGCCCAGTGGAACTTGAAGATCTCGGACGGAAGTGTGAGAGTCGGCGTGAGCTTCATGCTGTTGTGTCCAGGCTGTTGCGGATCGGTCGGCCGTATTCGTCTGTCATGGGCGGGCGCGGAGGGGGAGGAGGCCAGCCCTTCGTCGGTGTGGGCTGGGCCACACGCTGAGTGGAACCTCCGGCGTTCTCCCACTCACGGATTCGAGACTTCTCGGCAGCGTCGATCAGAGCACGACCGATGCGCTCCGCTTCGTCGGCGCTGAGCGATTCGCGATCGGATCCAAAGTACTGCTCAAAGGGAGTGGGCACGAGGAAGCTGACGGTGCCGCGTGGTCCTGGTTGGATGTGGCTGATCACGATTCACCTCCAGCAATCGCGTTCGCCCGCGCGTCGAGCAGCCGCTCGTATTCCTCGGCGGTCTCGGTCAGCGGGCGGATCTTGATGACGATGCCCGGCTGGCAGTCGATCGAGACGTACCACTTCAGCGGCTCGCCGGCACAGACTTGCTTGTCATCGAGCCAGACGCGGGCTTCGGTCAGTGCGTCGAGTACGCACTTGTCCATGTTGTCGCGGTCGGGCTTCTGCGGCATCCAGATCGGGCCGCGCGGATACTTCGGCTTCAGCAGCTCCTTCGTCCGCGCGAAGTAGGCGAACACATCAACGCGGAGCGGCCCATCCAGCGGCGGGTTCGGTGCAAGCTTCCGCGCGGCACGAATGATCTTCTGCTTCCATGCGTAACCGTCGGATTCGTCGTCCTCGTACTGACGGGTGGACGGGACCTTGCGGCCCTTCTTTCCCGAGAAGCGATAGATGACGCACGACCGGGCTCGGGGCTGCCCGCACGGTTCGCCGGCGACGACGATCGTGAGCGGCTCGACAGCCGCGACGATGCCGGGGATTGGCAGCGTGGCTTGGCTCAAGCTCCACCTCCCGACCGCTTGAGCTGCTCGCAGATCGCGTCACGCTTGGCGGGATCGATGAACTGGAGTCCGCACAGGTTGAACGCGTCGACCTCGGTCGGTACCGACACACGCTGCCCGCCGGCGTCGACCAGGAAGCCCTCGATCGAGGCCTGCTTGTCCTGCGGGATGCCGTGGTGCTTCTTCCAACGGGAGAGGAAGATCTGGCCGAACTCGGACGGGCCGGTCCGCATGATCTCGATCCAGCCGCGGTTGGAATCGCCGTGCGCGTACCGGTGGATCTGCACGCCGATCGGATACGACTCGTCGCCGCGCACCATCGTCATGTTCAGCGAGCAGTACTTGAACCCGGGCTTGAATCCCTCGACGGCCTCCCCGAAGGTGCGCCGCCTGGTCTCATCCCCGAACAGACCGTCGGTTCTGATCGTGCCGGAGATCGACCGGTACAGCTCGTCGCGGTCCTTGTCGACGGGCATGCGGGCGGTGAACTCAAGATCGCCGACCTCCTCACGGCCGCGGCGGACGCTGCCGACGACCATGCAGCTGTCCGCCGGCATGTTCCACAGGATCATCAGGGCGCGTGCGGCGTCCTGCGCCATCGCGAGCGGGAGACGTGTGCCTGTGCTCATGACTCGGACTTCTCCTTCCTGCTCCGCGGCTCGCGAGCACGGCCGGCCTGGGCGAAGAGCGTGACTGGTGTGTGATGGACGGGAAAGTTGCGGGCAATGGCGGCATCGAGCGAGTTCGCGCGGTCCTCGCATCCGATGCACATGCCGTACTTGTCGCGGCACGGTTGCCCGCACCGCCGGCAGTTGAAAGGGAGACGCTTCATTCGTCTTCGCCCTCCTGCTCATCCGTGTCGGCCTTGGACTTCGGCGCCTTCTTCGCCGCCGGCTTCTTCGAGTCCTTGGCGGCGGGCTTCTTCAGCTTGTCCATTTCGGCTTTGACGAAGTCGTCCTGCACGGGTGGCGGCTTCACCTCAAGACCGAACGCTTTGAGCACGGCGTGCTGGAACGCAATCGGAGCGTCGTCAGTTGTGGGCGGCGCGAACAGGCCGAAGTTCGTGCCGCACGATTTCTGAATCTCCATCGCATTGTGGATGCTCGGGTTCACAGTGAGCCGGAGCAACCGGAGCAACTCGGGAGAAGCGAAGTCCTTGGGCTTGGCGTTGTACGTGCACGCCGCTTCGTATGGCTTGGATCGCTGCACCAAGGCGAACATGCACCATCGCGCTTCCTCGGCTGCCAGATACTTCGCAAGCGCGGGAGTTGCGACTTTGTTCTCCCACTCGGTGGCTGCCGCTTGGTACTTCCGGTTTCCCTGAATCTTCGCGTCGTACTCGGGCGTGCCGTAGTCGCCAGGCCGACGGACGTGGGCGCTCGGTGTGCTCTTCGCCGGGCCTTTCTTCTTTTCCGACCTGGCTTCGATCCGCTCCTGGGCTCGTTCCTTCACAGCGAACGGCGAAACGAACGCGGGCGTCAGAACGCGGATCTCGGAGAGGCCGAGGTGCTTGTCGGCGTCCTTCTGCTTGCCGGCCTTCGCGGCCTCGTACTTGTTGAGCACCTTGGTGACCGTGCCCGACAGCGCTCGGCTCGCCGCGGCAGACTTCTCCTGGTAACACGACGGCTTGAGGCAGACGCCGGACTTGGGCTCGGGCCGCTCGCTCGTGCCACCGTACCGGCCGACTTTGTTGACCGAGCGGTGATCGTCGGCGTACAGCGTCTTGCCCTCGAAGAGCCCGGGATTGTTCAGCGAGTTGTGCGGGCATTCGACGCACGCGGGCTTCGCATCGAACGGCTGCTCCAGCTTCCACGGCACCTGCGCGAGGCTGAAGCAGACGCGGGCGACCTCCTGCCGCAGTTGCTCGATCGGGCCTGCGTGGTCCTCGCCGGACATCGCCTCTGCGAGATCGCCGCCGATCGCGTAGGCCTCGGCCAGTTCGTCTCGGCGCTTCGGGTCGGCGACCTTGGCGATCTCCTTCGCGTGGGCGAGCGGGAGCCGGCCGGACGACACCAGGTCGCGGGCCTTGCCACTGAAGCCGGCGAGGAACATTCGATCGCGCACCCAGGCGGTGGGCTTGCCGACGCGTCCGGCGACCGTCGCTATCACTTCCGAGCGGATCTGGGCCATGATCGAAACGCACGCCGTCGGATCTCCGCCCTCGAGCTTGAGTCGCTCGGCCATCTTGATCTCAAACAGATCAGCGATCGCCACCGCCTCTCCGATGGGTGACGGATCCACGCGCTGGATGTTCTCGACCGCGCGTGCCTCGCTCTCGGCGTTGGCCGGTGCCTCGCTCGAAACCACGACGGCCGAGATGCGCTGATGCCCAAGCCGCTTGCACGCCCGCAGCCGACGCTCACCGAACACGAGCTTGAAGCGGTTGTCGCCGATCTCGACCACGCGGATCGGCTGTTGCAGGCCCGCCGTGGCGATCGACTGAGCGAGCTCGTCGATCTTCAGTTCAGAGTCCGTCATCGCCTCGCGGTCCTGCTTGGACACGATCTCGATCTTGTCGATCGGGATCTGCTCCACCTTGCCGGCGAGGATTGCTTCCTTGCCAGCCATCACACCAGGCGGCAGCACGAGCGGTGCGATCGCTGCGGGCTTCTTGGACTCTGGCTTCTTGCTCTTCGTTGCGGTCTTCATCGAACTGACTCCTCGAGGTCTCGCCGGCGTTCACCCGATCGCCGGTCCGATCTCGCTTAGGGCTGGGACTTCTTGCTGGGGCGGCGAGCAGCTGCTCGCTTCACGACCTGGGCTGTCTTCACGGGCTTGAAAAAGCCCTGCCGCTTGAGAGCGGTCTTCGGAATGCGGCAGGCAGACAACGGCTCGGGCTTGGATTGCTGCTCCAGCCGCGGCTGCTCGACTTCATCGCCGGCGAGATTGAGCAGCTGGCGACCGAGCGCCCGCACTTCATCACGCGTCCCCAGGATTCCGACCGTTTCGGTTTCACTCTTGAAGAGCAATCCCCGCTGCCGTTCGGACGTTGAAACCTCGTTGACTTCCGTTGCCTCGTGCGACGTGCAAACGTCATCGCGTTCGATTGTGAATCTCAAAGATCGTCCTCCTCGTCGTCATCGAATGTGGGGGAGTCGTCGTCCCAGTCCTCGTCATCGACGTCGTGATCGGCGGTCAGCTCTGCGACGAGCGCATCCTCGGTGCTCTGCGCTTCAGCCTGCGCCCGCTTCAGAGTGTCGAAGGAGGTGCACGCCGTCGCCCCCATGAGTTCCGGCGAGCCTTCAAGATGAAAGCGAGCGCTCTTTTGGCGGATCGTCCAGGTGAACCTGTCGCCATCATCGTGGACCTCGGACAGCGCAGTCCAGATGCCTTCCGATTCCAGCTTCCATTCGAGATTGCGAAGGCTCATCGGCGCACCTCCGCAGCCACTGGGCTTCGGTCGACGATCGCGACTGCCGCGGCCTTGACGGTGACCTGGACCTCGACGTCTGCCTCAAGCACACGCCCTTCCCAAGACTCGATGCGGAGCCGAAGCTGGCAATCGCCAGACTGGTCCGTCTGATGCCACCATGTGTCCGCGAAATCCTCGAAGATCTCCGGGAACTTCAAGGCGCCCATGCTCCAAGCGCCGGACACCTGCGACCAATCGAGTTCGACCGCTCGCACGCCGGTGGACTTTCGCACCTTGACGACCGTCGCCCGGTACTGCCCGTGTCTCAGCTTTCTCAGCTTTGCCAGCGTGTTCACGCCACACCCCCGCGGCCGTCGCGCGTGGCCTCGAGGTCCGCCCTGGTGTGCTTCTTGACGTACTCCTTCACCGATCGCCTCACCGCGGAGACGACGTTCTCGCCGGCGTTGAGCTTGTCGCTCAGGTTCTTGCCGTCCTCGATGAACTTGTAGAGCTGGCCGATCGTGACGAAGCCGGCATCGACCAGCTTCTGCTTCGCGCGGTCGTTGACGTCGAGTTCGTTGATGCTCGCCTGGAGATGCTGGTTCCATCCCTCGGGCTGCTCGCCGCCGACGATCTTCAGTTCCGGCGTCTCGCCCTTCTTCGCCTTGGGCGTGCCAGGCTTTCCGACCGGGGCGTCGCTCTCTTCCTCGTCGTCATCCTCGGCCTCGAAGTCCGGCACGGTGACATCGGCATCGCTGAAGAGCTGGGGCTCGTCGGCCTTCTCGACGCAGACCGCGATCTCGCCGTCGGCCCACTTGATGGTGGAGTTCAGCCGCTCGAGCTCGCGAACGCAGCGACCGAAGTCGGCATCCAGGCGTTCCTGCTTCAACTTCGACTCGTGGCCGGAGAGCTTCTCGCGGTGGAGCTGGCTCATCTCGTCGCGGGCGTGGTCGCGTGCCTCGCGCATCTTCTTCTTCGCCGTCTCTGCCTTCGTGCGGAGATCGACCAGGTTGCGGATGCGCTGACAAACGACGGCGGGAAAGGCCTGATATTCCTTCTTGCTCAT